GCTGAAACGGTAAGCGGTCACGTCGTTCGCGAAGTATGCATCGGTCGAAGTGGCTACGTCTAGGCCTGTGGTTACGATCTTGAAGGACTTGAAGTCACCGAACAGCACGGACTTAACTCCGGTAGCTGGTGAACTCATAGCTGGGTTCTCATAAATTGGGAAGCCAGCGAAGTTGTCAGGAGCGCCAACGTTTACCGTGTATAGGTATTGGTTGTTGTCATCCTTCAGCTTGCGCATAACTCCGAGAGAAGTGGTGTTTGCCATATATCCGACACCTGGCAATCTCCTAGCAGCTCCATTAAGAGAGAACTGAAGGTCGATCAGCTGGTCAGCGGTGAATGTGGTTGTTCCACCAGTTACACCAGAAGAAGCAGCGGTAACGATACCAGTAGCTTCGGTTGAGCCAGTTCCTACGGTTGCGAGGTCGTTTACCTTGAAACCAATAGCGTTTCCAGCTTGCTCAGCAATAACAGACTCGATGTCGAATCCGGCATCCATTAGAAGCTCGTTCGCCACCTGGACGATAAAGCCCACTTTTTTCGGCGAAAGCAAAATGCTATCAAAAGTTGGGTTACTTTCAGCGATAGCAGAACCAGCGGCGTATTGTGTCGCGGTGCTGTATGCGGTGTAAGTCGGGAGACGGAAAGACTCGCCAGATGCGCGAGTGATTACGTCTGAAACGTCTAGCATCGGGCCGACGAGTCTTGCCAAACCGTATACGGTTTCGCTGAAACCTACTGGAACGGTCGCGGTTGCTGGAACGAGTGCGCGCTTCTCAGGTGCGAAGCTGTGTTCGCGGATCTCTCCACGTGCCATAGCGCGGAAGATGTCGCCGGCGCTACGTGATTCAATTGCGGGAACGAATCCCTTTGCTGCTAGAGAAACTTCTGCTGCACGCTCCTCGGCACGCTGAGCAACTGCAATAGCCTCAGAAGCCTTGTTCATATCGGCTTCGATGCGGGCAATCTTGTCTAGCTCAGCCTGGTCTAGTCCACGCTTCTCAGCCTCAGCGGCCTCGATAACGTCCTTAACCTGCTCGTAGAGGTTTGCGCGAAGTTCCTGCTGGGTCTTGATAAACTCAGACATTTTACTTCTTTCTTTGTTAGATGGAATTAGTGGTGCTAACACTCAACTAAAACGGCAGAGCTAACTCACAATCCGTAATAAAAGTTTACTCTACGTTGTGTAAGCAAAAAGAAACCCGCCAGCCCAAGAGCATTAACTGGCGGGAAGAAACCGATGCTTGGCAGCCACGATTAGGGGTTATCGTATTTCGGCTGGCTTGGTTACTCTAGTTTCTTTTTCTGACCGCTGGGAGGCGGAATCTAGTTTCTCAATCTCAATCGCCCAATCGTGAGCAAGCTGAGCAATAATTCCCGAAGTCGGGTTGCCAGCTACCTTCAGAATGGTCGCCTTGATTTCATCGTAAGAAGCCATTAGAGAACCTTAGCCAATAGTTCGAGTTTCTTCTTCTTTAGGGCTAGAAGCTCTAGCGAGTTGTCCACAACTTCTTCGGTAGCAGCGGGAGCCATTGGGCTAACGCTGTCTATAACCTTCATTAGAAGGTCGCGATCTGCGGAAGTGATTTCCTCGCCCTGCTCCAACTTGATTAGCGAATCGGCGAGAGCATCAGCATCGACCTCAGCACGCTTGGCTAGTTTGTCAAGCCCGCGAACCTGGGCAGTTCCGTTAGTTGCGGTGTAGGCAGGGAACGGAGTTAGAGAAACTTCGTGAAGTCTTACGGACTTTAGTGTTCTTTCAGTTCCTTCGGCGTTCCATTCATCGCCTCCGCGACCTGGAATAGTGAATCCAAAGCTAAAACCTGTTACGTCTCCGCGCTTGATTAGCTCACGTGCATCTCGTCCGTGGGTCGTATTTGGCAAAGAAGCCTCGACTCGCAAGCCTTTTTCATCCTCATAAAGCTTCAAAGTTCCGGCGCGAGTGCTGCCTAGAACTGCGCTGGTGTCGTGATTCCAGAGGATTTTGATATCGTTGCGCGACTTTAGTGAGCGTGCGAACGCTCCTGGTGCGATTACCTCGGTGAATCCGCCCAGATTTTCCGAACGTGAATTGAATAGAGCCGCGTAACCTGTAAGGGTCATCTCGTCGCCTTGTTCGCGAAGTTCTAAACCAAACTCGAACTCTCTTGTTTCTAACTTGTTCAACGTCTCGCCTTTCGTGCGGCCTTCGTTTTCTTCTTCCAGTCTAGCAACGATGCCTTCGGCGTAGGTCAAAGCACGCATAGCAGATCTACGCGTTCCTCCACCTCCCCAAAGTGCAATCGCTACGACTCCTGGGCTTGGGTAATCTTCGTTATTTGTGTTCGCGGCTGGTGCATCAAAATCGACCATATGCCTAGCAAGAAAAGCGCGAAGTCTTACCCACTTATCAGCGGTTACGTTGCCTTCTGCCATCGCTCTAGCTTCGCGAATTGTGCGTGGTAGTAGTCCGTCGCCAGCTTTACCTTCTTCAACCCAGGCTAATCCTCGACGTGCGGATGCTCGGAAGTATGCCGGCGGTGTTAGATCTACTTGTCTAACGCTTGCGGTGTCAGGAACTTCGTCCGTATCGAGCGCCGTAATGCCCAGTTTTCTAAATCTTTCACGGTTATCTGGGTCATTATCTATAGCAATCATTACGTTATAGACCTCTAAAAGCCTCTCCGCGGCTTCTTCTTTGAAGTCGGGAGAGGACACTTCCGCATTAGGTTTCATAACTAGACTGTCATAGTCGATGTCCAAATCGTCTAATTCGCGTTCTGTTTCAGCCCTGGTTTCCTCTAAACGAGCGGTAACGATGATAATTTCCGTGTCATCAAAGGTATCTAGGTAGTTGTAGAGCCTGTCATTACGGCGACCGCCAAGAATTAGAGTGCCGTCGATGTCCACGATTATCGCCGGTGGGCCGTCAGCATTACGCTCGCCTCCTGGCTCGATGCCTTCGGCGATTGAAATAGCGACCATCTGATCTATGGCAGCGGACTTAGTAGCGTGGCAACCCATAACCTCGCCATCCTCTTTTTCAACCGCCCAGCCTGAGCAATCTGGGTTCGAGTCTGTAATGAAATATGGCATTAGTCCTGCCTCATAACGACTACCGTGTTAGTTCCTCCATCGCCAACCGCGACAATCTGTTCACCGCCGCGAACGTCTAACTGGATCATTTCGTGACCGCGTAGAGTTACGGCAGAACCAGCCGAAGAACCTAGCCAAACCTGATTTAGTCCGTTGTATTTTTCCGAGAATCCAATAAGCAAAGCTACGTTCGTAGACTGGTTTCCGTTATTTACGAATTGCATTACGTAATCTTCATCCGCTCTAAGCGTGTAAATCTTCTGGCTACCTGCTCCACCACCCGCGGCGTGCTTGTCGGCGGTTATGTATTCCTGAGCAATAACTGAACCACCTGTTACGGTCGAAGCGCTGCTAAGTGTTGCTTGCGTAGAGTCTGAGAAGTTGCGGTTCATATTGTAGGCAGGAATAGCGTTGCCCGCTGTAGTAACCGTTGCGCCTTCTATAAGCGTGGCGGTCACGTTAGATACGTCGCTTAGGATTTCGTAGAACTCTATTTGAAGCCCTGCGCTACCTGTAGCGATGTTGAAACTAACTGTTCCTGGTGAAGCGACCGCGAACTTCTGAGCTACTTGATAAAGAAAACCGCTACGAGCGTATTCATCGGTTTCGGACAACGGTTCTAGGTTCTGAATCCATACCTTTTGCGAGTCGCTAGATGGCGCGACTATCTCTAATGGTGTATCGCCAATCTCGTAAATGTTGTAGGTAATCGCCATTATTCGACCTCATAAGCCGCTTTAGGATCTAGCGGGTCTAGTTGTGATAGCGGTTGTAGCTGAGTTGAAGGAACTCCGGTGTGGTCGATGTCTGGCAATCCCATAGCTGCGAGTGCCTGGGATGGCGAGAAACCTGCGAATACCAGTTCGCGAACCATAGATACACGTTCACGCATAGCCTTTAGGTCGGCTGCGTTTAGGTTTACGTTCGCAAGTGGAACGCGTGGGTTATTGGCGGCTTCATCGTCAATAGGTCGCATATCTTCAAGAGAACGAACTTCGTTTATGCTCATCGCGCCAGACTGAAGCATTGTCGAGTATGAGGAAGTCCTAGCGCTTAGGTCAGCGCGAGCCAATCCGTCGAGGTTGAACTTGATAAACGCGCCTTCTCCACCTGGGGAACGCCTAAGAAGCGGGCTAATTGCGCCTTCAATCTTTGAGACGATAGGACGGAGGCCGTGAGTAATCCAAGCGAGGTTCATCTGCTCAACCGATGCGTAGCTTGTTGTGCCTGGTAATCCGAGTAGATGCGGTGGAATGTTGAACGCTCTAGCTACGTCTGCGATTGACTGGTTGCGTGATTCAACGAGCATCGCCTTCTCCGGCTCAGTCTGAGTCGAAACGAACTTAGCGCCGCCCGATAGAACTCCGGTTCGGTGTCCTTTTTTCCAACCTCGATGTCTGTTATCGAAACTTGCGGCTAGTTGTTCTGCCTGTTCTTTGTTCAAGTTGCCAGGGAACTCGATTACGCCGTTTAGGTTTGTGCCTTGTCCGAAGAATGTTGAAGCGTAGCGCTCTAGCGCGAGAGCAAGACCAAAGGTTTCGCCCATCGCCTTTATGCGAGAGATACCACGAATCTCACCAGGTTTCATTACGTCAGGGATGAAGATTATGTCCTCAGAAGTTAGCGGCTTGTCCTCGCCGTCCACGGTAAAAATCAGAGTTCCGAGTCCGCTGCGGGTAACGGTGACGGTTTGAGGGTTTAGAACGTTTAGATTTACGACCTCGCCGCGGTTATTTGAAGTCACCTTGATAAATGCGTTGCCTTCTAAGAGCAAAGAAACGATTACCTGGTTGTAAAAAGCCTCGCGTGGGATGGTGATATCTGGCTGAGATACCCAGACTGGTCGAGGTCTAAAGGGAAAACGTGCGCCATCGCGACGAACATAAGCGTCGATTGGGAGCGTGCTGATCGTGTCTGCGATTAGTGAGATGGCAGAAAATACGGCGTTTACCTGAAATACGGTGTCTTTGTTTATGTAGGTTCCGCTGTAGTTACCGAAAACTATGTCATCACCAGATTCGAAGATGGTCTGATAACTAATAGCGCGCTGCTGAAATAGGCGGTCGAACATTACCTACGCTCCAAACTGATTCCTAGAAGGATTGCGAAAAGGCCGCCAACAATAAATCCCGCCGGAATGAAGATTAGTCCTGTTCCTAACGTGACTAATACGGCTCCGCCTATTTGTAGTATGTCGCTCATAACTTCCTAGATAAAGAATTGCGGCGTTATCTCTGGTTCAAGTTTACTACTGGCTCGGTCATAAGCCATTAGTAAGGCTATAGCTAAGTCGATTTTCAACTTTGGGTTTCTGTAATCCTTCGTGATTCTTGCGCCGCGGCCAGAATCTATCTTCAGAATACAGTTGTCCATATGCCTAGCTAGAGCAGGGTCGCCATTGTGAACTAGCTTGCTATTCATTATGGCTTCGTAAAGCCTTGCCGTGGCTGGCACGGTTCGGCTGATTGTGTTTGGGTATTCGAGGACGTTCATACCCGCTTCCGACCATTGAAACATCTCATCTTGCCAGTAAGTCGGGTCGCAAACTATCTCACGGCAGTTCGGATTAGCCAAGAAGAAGTCAATAACGGCTTTAGAAACTTCACCTTTATCGACTATCCAGGAGTCGTCATCTATGGCGAAGTCTTTTTCCCAGCTTGCTACGCGAAAAGCCTTATAGGGTTCTTCTTCATTTCGCGGAAGTATCACGGCAACCAGGGCAGTCGAATCGTTTTTCCAAGAGCCATCGAAGCCCAGTATGTATTCATCGTCGGGCTGAAGCTCAAACTCGCGGGCTAGGTTATCCCAAACACCAGCCGGCAACCACGCCGACTTCGTATTAACCCATTGGTTGCATCGCTTCGTCCGAAACTCGGCTTCGGGAGTTGTGCGAACGGCAGAAGTAAAATCATCGGCCGAGCAGATATCTCCGTAGCCTGGGTTTGCTATCTTCCAGGTTTTTTCTTCTCGATGATCTGCGGTTTCTGGCGCTTCCCACCACGCCATAAAGAACGTCGAGTCTGAAACTTCGCCAGAAGCTATCTTCTTGCCATAGTTGTAAAGGCTGTAACCTATTGAGTCGCCGCCCAGTTGGTCGCTACGTGTTCCGGCTGTAGTGATTCCGACCATATGCGCGGACAATCTGGCTCCGGTTGCGAGGCTCATAACATCCCAAAGCTCTCGCGTGGGCATCGCGTGGATCTCATCAGCGTAAACCGCGACTGGGTTTAGTCCTTCTTTTGAATACGCTTCCGCTGATAGGACTCGATACACCGAACCAGTCGAAGGGATTTCAATAGCATCGCGATAAAGCTTGGCGAGTTCCATAAGCTCAGGGTTTGCCTCGATGATTCTCTTAGCATCGCCGAATACGATGCGAGCCTGTTCCTTTTCCGCCGCGATTGAGTAGATTTCCGCGCCTCGACCACCTAGAACGAATAGATCTGCGAGCGCCAGGGTCGAAGCGATAGCGGATTTTCCGTTCTTTCGAGGTAGTCCTATGTAACTTATGCGGTGTAACCAGCCGCCTTTACCGTCATCAGCGTAGATTCTCTTTATCATTTCGCGCTGCCAGTCGCGTAAAACCAGCGGTTCACCTGCTCGACCGGCGACAGAATCCTTAGTAATCACGCCAAAATACTCGACGAACTCTAATACTGAGTCGATGCGTGGGCTAGTTAGGGCTTCTTCAGGAACCTCAGTTAGCCAGCGCGGAGGCCAATTACTCGCCATTCTCTAACCGCTTGCGTAGTTCTTGAAGCTTGCTTACTGTTTTTACTTCCGCAAGTCCTAGCCTGGTGCGGTCGCTAGGTGTGAATCCAAGAACGCCTAAGTTCGATGCGATTAGTTTTTCTAAATCGTGTAGCGCTCGATAGAGTCGCCACTCTTGCGTTTCGGCAATCTTGGCGATGAGTTCTTGTCTGCGATCTAGTTGCTCGCAAGTCAGAAGTAGAAGTTGCGTGTCGGTGTTGCGGCCTAGCCATTGTTCTCCGACGGTCATAGCCGAGCGCCATAGTTGCATCCCTGCGAACTCTAGCGGTCGCATTGGCTCGACGTAACCGCCTGGAATGTATTGCGTAGGTTCTTTTAGGGGCTTATGCCCTGGGTTTCCGGTGAGTCTTTTGACCTCTATTGGCTTAGCTGGGTTTGGCATTTCAAATCTAGTTCTAGTGGTTGGTAGGTTGTTTTACCACTACAGCTAGTCTAACCCGAAAACATTTGAACTTCGGGCAGCCGTTTCGGTA